ATTCACTGAAGTTTTCCCCTGTGCACGCTATCCGGTATTATACAATCATCAAAGGGGGTTCGTGTGCCGATCAGTGCAGGTTATCTAGTCGACCTCCGTGGTGTCCAGTTCGATGACGCAGCTAGTACCACATGGATTCACTCCATGACTGTCGGTGAGTACGATCACCCGCTTCATGGCAAGATCAGCATCACTCCCGAACGAATCCAGCGCTTCGCGGACAACATCAACAACCGGATTCGTGGCATCGATCTCGATATCGACTACGACCACAAGGCCCATGACGGTAGCGCTGCTGGTTGGGTTCAGAGTGCGCAGACCCGACCCAACGGCCTGTGGTTGCTAGTCAAGTGGACACAGACTGCATACCAGAAGTTGAAGGAGGGCGCTTACAGATACTTCAGCCCAGAGTTCCACGACGAGTGGAAACATCCGCAGTCGGGTCAGACGTTCAAGGACGTCCTCTTCGGCGGCGCCATTACGAATCGGCCGTTCCTCAAGGACATCCTGCCGATCAACATGACAGAGTTCATCAACAGTGCTTCAGGAGGTACGACAGTGGATCCTGCAGAAGCCCTTAGGGAGATCGCCAAGGCACTAGGGCTTCCAGACGCCTCTGACCCGGGCATCGTCGTCGGCTTCGTCCAGGCCAAGATGGGTAAGCCTGGTGGCGGCGGTGGAGGCGGAGGCGATGGAGGCGGCGGAGATGGTGGGGGCGGGGGTGGTGGAGGGAATCCTCCCGGAGGTGGAGGACCCCCCGGAGGTGGCACGTCAGCCTCCGAGACTCCGCCCAAGAAGGAGGACGCGCCGAAGGACGATCCCACCAAGGTGAACGGCACCGTCCTCGACGAGGCCGCCATCATGTCTCTTCCATTCGTCAAGAACCTGATGGAGACCGTGACCAGCCAAGGCAAGAAGTTGGACGAGGACGCTGTCAACTCAACCGTCATCCAGCTGACGGAACGGGCGGCAGGCAAGGAACGTCTCATCCCTCCGGTGGTCAAGGATGGCCTGAAGAAGCAGCTGGCTGAACTGCCTCCGGCAAGTCGTCCCGCGCTGATCAAGTTGTTCGAAGACATGATCGACGCTGGTCAGGTTGGCGTCCCAGCTGGTGAGGATGGCCACGCTGGACACTCCACCGAGAAGTCGGCGGCAAAGGCGTTCAACGACGCGATCAGCAAGAAGATGACCGACTCGGGCGGCAAGATGAGCTTCTCCGATGCGGCTGTCTTGGTCGCGCAGGAGAACCCGAACGCCTACATCGAGTACCAGCGCGAGCTGGCCAACAGCTGAGGGGAGGTAAGACGTGGGTCCGAACTTCGTTCTCGACAAGGGCTTCCGTGCAACGGGGTCCGTCGCGTACGCATTCGGTGAGGTCGTCGTCCTCACCACAGACGGTACCACCGTGGCTCGCGCAACAACCGCGAACTCCCGTAGCATCGGTATTTGCTACGAGGACGCCGAGGTTGCCAAGGTGACCACAGGCAAGCTGAACATCGACGTTCGCATCCTGGGGATCGCACGTGTGCTCGCTGGTGGAGCGATCGCGGTCAACGATCGAGTCGCCAACGATGCCACGTGCCGTGTGGTGACGAAGGCACAGGCTGCGGCTGGCGCCCAGCCTACTCCTGTCGTCGGAACCGCGATGACCGCAGCCACACAGGCTGGCGACTTCGTCGATGTCCTGCTCACTCCGGGCGACACGTACTAGAAGGGAGGTGGCCTAACATGGCAGTTTGGAATCCGAATGGGACTGGTGGAGTCCACACCGATGTGGTCCTGACCAACATCTCGCTGGCTTGGCCCAACAACGGTATGGTGGGAGAGCAGCTCTTTCCCGTCGTCGGTGTTGCCAAGCAGTCGGGCAAGTACTACGTGTTCGGTCGCGAGGGCTGGCTCCCTGAACAGGACATCCGCGCTCCTGGCACGATTGCGAACGAGATCCCGGGCTTGCGTCTCAGCACGGACACGTTCTTCGCCAACGAGCACGCTCTCCAGATTCCCGTCACGGACGAGGAGCGGGAGATCGTCGACAACCCGCTCTCGCCTGACCGTGATGGCACCGAGCTCGTGACGTCGAAGATCATGATGGGTCGCGAGAAGGCGATGTACGACTACGTGTCGAACGTCGCCAACTACGCCACAGGCAACGCACTCACGCTGAGTGGTACATCGCAGTGGAACGACTACACCAACTCGGATCCGATCTCGGCGATCCGCGTTGGTGTTCGGAAGATCCACTCGGTGATGTTCATGGAACCGAACCTGCTGGTGCTGCCGTACACGGTGTACTCGATCCTGCAGGATCACCCCAAGCTGACTGCACGCATCATGTACGCGCAGAAGGCGATCCTCACCTCCGACCTGATCGCCGAAATCTTCGGCATCGAGAAGGTCATCGTTCCGGGCATCGGCATCGGCTCGGGCAACCCCGGTCAGACCATGACCATCAGTTACCTGTGGGGTAAGGACGTTCTCCTCGCCTACGTGCCTGCTCGCGCAGGCATCAAGACGCCTGCCTTCGGGTACGAGTTCGTCTGGGGGTACGGTGGAGCGCGACCACAGCTCGTCGACAGATGGCGTGAGGAACCCCGCAAGAGTGACCTCATCCGAGTTTCGCGACGCTATGACCTTAAGTTGGTCGGCGTGGACAACACCTCCAAGTCAGTGGCCGGATACCTCTTCAAGAACGCAGTCGCATGATCGATCTCGAAGAGCTGCGAAACGCGTGGGCCGCAGGGTTCGTTGACGGTGAGGGCGCAGTGATGATCACTCGTTCAACGAATGATCAGATCTACGTCAGTGTCAAGGTGTCGCAGAAGACAAGGGCACCTCTAGACAGGCTAGCGCTCATGTATGGAGGTAGTGTTGCACCCAACAGGAGTGGTACCATCTTCGTGTGGAGCATCTACTCCAGGAATGCGCTTGCTGCCCTTCGCAAGATGCGTCCCTACATGATGGTCAAGGGATCACATGCCGACCTGGTCGAAGAGTTCTTCGCGGGTGGCGATCGAGAAGAGCTGCATGAGAGGATGGCTACAATGCAGGTCAAAGGCCCGAGGACGGTGGCATGATGGCAGACGCAAACAACCCAAGCGGCGAAGAAACACGTGAGATGCCCGCAGCCAAGAAGCAGGCGCCGCCGGCGCAGGGGGCTGGTGGAACTCCTGCTGGAGTGGGCGGTGAAGCAGCCACGGAAGAGGAGAAGCAGACTCCCGCTGCCACCGACCAGCCTGAGGAGACTCAGACCCCGGAAGGGCCAGGACAGTTCGTCAAAGAGGACCCAGCAGTCCTTCGTCAGGTCGAGGTGGCTCTCCAGGACGGACCCGTGGACGAGCCCGAGCCCTCTGGCACCTGGCGGGTGGGCCCCGCACCCATCCAGCACAACGGAGAGCTGATCCTCCCCGGCGACACGGTCAGTGCTGCCGACTTGGAGAGCGACGACGTGCCTTTCTCGGGCGAGCGGATGCTCCAGGATCTCGTCAACGCGGGGGCTCTCATCCCCGAGGAGCAGTACGAGGAACCACAGGCTCGGCAGGCTGCAGCTCCTCAGGAAGGTGAGGTCTGGGTCAACTACCGGGATGTGGACAACCGCGTTGCTGCCGTTGGTGGTGTTGGCGACGAGACGAACGCTCGGTACGTGATGGCCACGACCGACTCCGAGCCGATCAACGTGCCGCAGTCGGAGGGTCAGACTGGCACGTCTGTGAAGGTGCAACCGAGCGCTACACGAGCGATCACGAACAGGAACAACGGCTAATGCCGAACGTCACCAAGGATGAAGTGCAAGCCTGGTTGGAAAACACCAGAGCGCGCCTGGACACCCTTGAGGACGAACTGGAAGCGTCGATAGCTACCCAGGTGCTCTCACGGATTGCACACAGCTACGACACTTCAGGCTGGAATACGCCTGAAGCTACCCCACAACTGGTTCGTACTATCATCGCGATGAAGTACGCCAGTTGGTACTACCAGCGTTCTTACTCCGAAGATAGCGACACTGCAAACGATTACGCCCTACTCCTGAACGCCAACGCCGAAACACTGATTGAAGGAATCATCTCCGGCGCGAATAGCCTTCCCGAGGTGGAAGGTCGTATCGATCCAGAGACTATAAGTCAACCTGCCTTCTACCCTGATGCAACTGATCCAGGTCCAGTCTTCCAGATGGGAAAGCTCTGGTAATGCCTCCACTCCCGCGCGTTAGGGCTGGTGCACCAGTTCGGCTGACACCACAGCAGAGTGTGCGGCGTGGTCTTCGTTTGGACGAAGGCATTATGCAGTTCGAGTTCAAACCGACGATCGGTATCTCCGCAAGAGAGATCGATCGCCTCGGTCTGGACATTCGGTCGTTCCGTGAGCCGCTGAGGCGAGCAGTGCAGCAGGTGATGGCGCCCAGCTTCAAGGAAAACTTCGAACAGGGCGGTCGTCCCGAGGCTTGGGAACCACTATCTGACGCCACTATCGCGATGCGAGAGGTCGCTGGTATCGGTGGCGATCAACCTTTGGTCCGTTCTGGTCTACTTCGTAAGACCATTTCGCAGCTCAACATCTGGACCATCACCGAAACGACTGCAACCATCCGAGCCTTGCCTGACAAAATCAAGTATGGCACCATCCACCAAGCCGGTTTCGCCGGTAGTGGTGGTGGTGGTGCCAAGATGTCTGGATACCTAAAGAAGGCAGGGGGTGACCCCAAGGAGGCACAAAAGCTACTTGACGACGATCTAATTATGTCAATGCGCTCGGGTCAGAGGATGACTGGCGGCAAACGTACTGTTGCTGCTATCCCTCAACGCATCTTTGTCAATATCCAGGAGGAGGATTACGACAAGATCGAAGTTATCTTCGTCCGATGGCTGCAGGAGCGCATGGCTCGCCGCGGCTTCGGCATATCGGAAGTGCCTCTCTAATGGCCGAACTGACTGATTCGCTCACCGTCTTCGCCGAGTGGACGAAGAATTGGCTCGACGACGCGACCTTCAAGCAGGAAGCAGGCATCGCTCAGGTGCTTTACGGCGACCAAGAGCGCATCGGTGCCGTGCCTTTAGTGTGTATCGAACCCTCTGCCAAGTCGCGTGACCTAGTCGGTCTGCCGAGAAAGACGCAGATCGACTTCGAAGTGTTCGTACTAATGTACTTTGGCACACTAGAAAACACGCAAACGAACCGCCTAGGAGCGGATCGACTCGCCGAAGCTGTCGAGACCAGGCTGCATTCCAACCCCAACTGCGACGGTTTGGTCGTACATAGCCTAGCCGTACGCCTCGACTCCGGCGCTGTCAACAAGGGCGGCTCGATGATTCGTGCCTCGCGCCTAACGTGGACGGCGCGTTCTCAGCTGATTCTGCCACTGTTAGGAGCGTGATATGTCGTACAGCGTCAAGGTGAGCTACCCCAACCTGGCGAAGGGTCAGCAGGTGCTGATCAACGGACTCGGTACCTTCGAGAATGGCTCGACGGCATCCGTGTCAGACGAAGAGGCAGAGACCTATCGCGCCTACCGTGCGGCGGCCGGTCTCGGCAACGTGACGCTTTCCGAGGCGTTCAGGAACAACGACAACGTGTCGGTGACGCCAACCAAGGCTCAGCCTCGCAGTGGCACCGTAAGCGATCTGCCACCCGCTGGCGAGGGAACTGTCAGTGACGAGTCCAAGGTGGAGGAGGAGAAGTAATGCCCCCTGGAATTGGTGCTGGAGGGTTCATCGGCATCGCGCTGGAAACCGTTGCTGGCACGTATGTGCCTCCAACGAAGTACTTCCCGATCGAGTCGGAAGGCCTCAGCTACACTCAGGACGTGACGTTCAGACGTCCCATCCGACAGACAGCCGACCAGATCGGTGCAGTCCTCGGCAACGCGCACGTCGAGGGCGACATCGCTATGGAGTTCCTGGAAGATGCCGTCGTTTACTTCCTACACTGTGCTCGAACGACGGTTGTCAAGGCAGGAACGACACCGAACTTCACGTACACGTTCAAGGGAAGCGCGGCAGCTCTCCCCACACGTACGATGTCCGTGACGATCGTACGCAATGGCCAGGTGTTCGGCTACACAGGTGTCGTGGTTGGTAGCTTCACCATCAACATCGACAGTGGGATGCTGAAGTTTAGCTGCTCTCTGCAGGGTAGGGACGAGGCTTCGCAGTCGGTGCCGACGCCGACCTTCTCGACTACAGCGCCGTTTGGCGCCGGTACGTACGTCGCATCCGTTGCTGGAGCAACGATCTCTGACGCCGACACGTTCACCTTTACCTCGGATGACGGAGCAACTGCGGAGAATAGGCTCGCGACGACTCGTGGAGCAGCGTTCATCCACTACGGTGAGCGCACCGTGACGTGTGCAATGGACCGAGACTTCCAGGATCGTGTCGAATACGACGCTTGGAAGGCTCTGACGGCACAGGCTGTGAACCTGACCGCGTCCAAGGGTACGAACAACCAGGTCATCGTCGACGTCCCTGTGGGCTACAAGTCCGAGTACGCGATCAACTTGGGCGGCCAGGGTGACCTTCTCCGTGTGTCCAACTCCTGGACTGGTGTCACTGACGCGACAGGTAACGCGTATACTGTCACTGTCAAGACGCAAGAAAACATCACGTAACTGTTGTCGAGTCTGGAGGGGACTCATGCCTAGAGCAACTGCAGCTGTTAGTGGGTCGGAGCGCTTCGAGCTCAAGACTCTGCCTGAAGGCTACGTGGAACTGCGCCGGCTTACGTATGGCCAAAAGCTGGAACGTCGTGCTATGTCTTCAGTCGCGTCGGCCGAAGGTAGCGGTCGAGGCAAGAATATGAAGATGTCGATCGCCATGATCAACGAGCAGGCCACCATCTTCGACTTTACCCACTGCATCGTGGACCACAACCTCGAAGATGACAACGGGGTGAAGATGGATCTGACCAACGTCATCAACATTCGCCGTCTCGACCCTCGCGTAGGCGACGAGATCGAACAGCTGATCGACAAGCTGAACAACTTTGAGGAGGATGACGAGGAACTGGGAAACTTAGCGCGCGGCTAAAGGCGTCTATCATGCAGGGGCGGCCTCCAGACGAGGAGGTTGCTCGAGCCATTGACATGACCGTTCTTTGTCGCGACCTAGGTGTTTTGCCCGGATCTGGGGGTCTTCTTGAGCAGGATAGTTATCACGTCTGGCTCCTACAGGAGACTCTCGCAGTATTCCGCGAAAAGGAGCAGGCTGACCTAGATCGCCAGAAGCGCGAGGCAGAAGCTAAGGCTAGGAGACACCGCTAATGGCCCTCGGCACGCGCGAGATGCTCCTCGTGATTCGTGCACGGGACGAAGCTTCACGTGTGCTAGGACGACTCTCGCAGAATATGCGGGACGTGGACGCCGGCGCCGCTCAAGCCGCACGGGACTCCCTGGCTCGGGGAGGAGCGTTGGTCTCCCTCGGAGCTGGAATCGCTGCAGTTGGCGGTGCCGGCTTGGCCTTCTTCAACAGCATGACCGATTCGGCAGCCACGTACGACAATGCCGCTCGGCTAGCTCTGACTCAGACCGACAATGTTGGTGCGTCGCTCCAACAGCTGAAGGACATCGGTCGCGACGTAGCTAGTGACATCCCTATTGCGTTCGGAGATACGCAGAAAGCCTTGTACGACATCTTCTCGACGGTGGATGTCAACGTACCACAGGCCCGTAAGCTCCTGCGGGAATTCGCCAAATCCGCTGTTGCTGGACAGACTGACGTTCAGACAGCAACTCAAGGCACTCTGCAGGTTATGAACGGCTTCCACTTGGGAGTCAATGACGTCAACCGCGCCAATGACGTCATGTTCAAGCTGGTGCAGAAGGGTGTTGGCACCTATGAACAGTTCAACACTTCACTAGGTAAGGCTGCCCCATCGGCCAACCGCGCTGGACAGTCGCTCGAAACGCTCGCAGGCATGATGGCGTTCCTGACCAGAAATGGTCTGTCGACGTCTACCGCCGCTATTTCCTCCGCTCGTGCCTTTGACCTGATTTCGAATTCGAAGGTCGATGCACGCCTAGAGAAGATAGGCATTCAGGTCCACG